GCAACTATGGACACATTAAACGTAAATGGTTTAGTGCAATCTAATGAAGATGCTTATATTGGTGGAACTAAATATAGATTAGTGTTAACTGGTGTTGGTACTCAATCAACTAGATACACGGCTTATTTTGTAGCTAAAAACGAATAAATGAAAGTGAGATTTATAAAATCTCCTTCAGGTTCGCCTCATTCTCTTGGATATTTTCAGGGGGATGAGGCAGAACTAAACGAGATAACTGCAAAGGAATTGATTAAGCTAGAAATAGCCATTGAGGTAAATGACAAGCCAAAAGAAACAAATTCTAAACCTGTCATTGAAAATACAAGTAGCACCAAACCAAAAAAAGCTATTAAAAGATGAAACCCTGGAGAGTAACAGTTGATCAAACAAATGAATTATGGACATCTGCGGAAGTCAAAAATTATTTGAAAGTTGATGATTCGACTGATGATTCTCTTATTGCCACAATGCTAAAAGCTGCTAGACAAGCGGTAGAATCTAGGCAAAATATATCTACGCTTACAAAAACTATTGTACAAAGATTAGAGCGTTTTCCTTCAAGTTACAAAGTAGCTACTGATTATGAAAACGTAATTAAATTGTTAGTTTACCCTTGTGTTGGCGTTACGTCAATTACTTATTTAGATGAAAATGGTATATTGCAAACATTGTCACCTAGTTTATACGAAGTAGATACCTATAAAGGTATTATCGGAGAAGCGGTAGATCAGGATTTTCCAGACACTTATTTATCATTAAATGATGTGACAATTACATATACTGCTGGTTACGGAATAAACGCTACAGATTGTCCATCAGACATTAGAATCGCAATTTTAAAATTAGTTGCGTCTATGTATGATAATAGAGGTGATGCAGTACATAAAATGCCAACAGCTACTGATATAATGCTAAATAGGTATAAATATGATTGGGTATAACAAAAGTGAAATTGTTGGCAAAATGAGAGAAAGAGTTGTTCTACAAAATAGAACAATATCTCAATCTAGTAGTGGTTTTCAATCAGAAACTTATACTAACATAGCTACTTTATGGGCATCGGTAGATTATAAAACTGGTTTTGAGGAAGAAGATGCTGATAAAATTGTTGGTCAGCAAAAAATATTATTTACTATTCGTTATAACACAAATGTTACAATAAAAAGTAGATTTTTATATCGTAATGATTTATTTCAAGTTGAAAGAATTGAAGTAAGCAATGATAGAAGATTTATGGATTGTTTGGGAACATTTAGAACAAGTTACTAATATGCCTAGGAGACCTGCTTCATTTGTACATACAGAAAGAGGAGTTGCCTATGCAAGGGCAAGAAACGAACAAAGATTAGCCGAACAAGGGGGTAAATTTGTTAGTAGAGAATATGCAATGAACTTGCAGATTTATGACAAAGATGTAATGAAAGCATTAGAACATTTAAGAACTAATGCAATGAGGGATTGGGAACAAAACAAGGTTAGTATTATTACTAACGCTTCTAAACCAATGGTTGATGCTATTAAGCCACAAATACCAATTTATAGGTTTCCGGAACACTACAGATATATTCAAAGTAAAAAATCTAGTAGAAGGATTAAAGTTACCTACAAGGCAGGTCATCTACGAAATAGTGTAAAGGTATTAAATCCTTTTAAACCTAGATTAAGAAGGCAGGACACTATTGTAATTGGCCCATTAAAACAGTATCCAACTAAAATGGATAAAGGCCCATTTGACGGCATAAATAAATCAGATGCTTATTACGCAAATTTCGTATTTGGTGGTGCAAATGAATTTAGAAACAAGGCTTTATTGCAAGGCTTTATAAAAGCAGAAAAAAGAACAGGAGATATTATAATCAATGGTGCAGAAAAAATCATTGAAAGAGAAACAAGAAACGCTGGATTAACTTATACTAGAACGTAATGAATATTGGAAATGTAATTTATTCTATGGTTGCTGCTAATGCCAATTTAGTTACTTTAATTGGAACTAGGATTTATCCAGAAGAAGCACCAATGGAAGCTACATACCCATATATAACCTACACTAAAGTAAATACAAATCCAACAAGAGTAAAAAACCTAGTTAGCCCTAAAGATGAATTTAAAATTAATTTTTTTATATATTCTAAAAATTATGATACTACTCAAAATGTTGGCGATGCATTAAGAATTGCACTTGACAACAAAAGAGGTGTTTATTCTAATGTAAATGTTGATTGGGTTATATTTGAGGACGAGGCTAACGGAGATCCTATAATGGAGGATAAAATATATTGGATGGTACAAGATTATATGTTTAAAATTAATAATATATGAGAATAATATTCATTAAAAATTATGATAATTTTTTTGTAGGAAATGTTTGTGATGTATTAAATGCAAAAGCAAACCAGCTTATTAATTTAGGCATTGCAGAAGAATATCATGGCCAAAATGTTGAGGTATATCCACAACGAGAGCAAGAACCCGAAAAAGAAATGGTTTACGTTCCAATTATTGTTCCAGAAAGTGAATTATATACAATTCAAGAAGAACAAGAAGAAGAATTTGATTTAGAAGACAAACCAATTAAAAACAAAACTAAAATAAAATAATCATGCCAACTACAGGAATTGTAAATGGTTCTTTGTTACGTTTATATGTAGGTGATGTTGCAGTTGCATATTCAACATCTGATACCTTAGATTTAACAAGAGCAATGCGAGAAATCGCGCACAAAGACAATACGTCTGCTTGGGTTGAAGTTGCACCAGGTCAAAAATCTGCAACTTTCTCTACTGAATTATTATTTGCCGATGTAGGTGATACAAGTGCGAACGTTAAATTCAATACTTTATTTGATAGTTGGAATGCAGGAACAGAAATTGTATGTACTTATACTACAGATGTTCTTGATGATTCAATATATACATTTACTGCCTATATTGAAAGTTTGTCTCTTAATTCAGCTAATCAAGAAAACGTAACTGCATCAGCTTCTTTAAGAATAAATGGTGCAGTAACTAAAATAACTAATGCGGTATTAGCAGCACCAACTAATTTAAATGGAACAGTAGGAGCAGCTGCTTCTGTGACTTTAACTTGGACTGCGCCTTCATCGGTTGGAAAACCAGCTTTAACAGATTATGTTATTCAATATAAACTTGCTGGTTCTGCTGATTCAGCTTATGTAGCATTTGCTGATGGAGTTAGCACAAGTGCTACCTATACAAGTCCTGCAAATCAACTTAGCCTTAATGCTTTGCATACATTTAGAGTAGCCGCAGTTAATGGAGCTGGACAAAGTCCATTTTCCACTACACTAAATCTTACTCCACTTGCATAATATTTACACGAGGCTATTTGGGGGCAGGAAAGTCTTGCTCCCTTTAGCCTTAAACTTTTTAAATTATTTTTATGACCTCGGTAAATCATGTAAAAATTGAAGACAAAGACATACCATTTAAAATTGGTGGATATGCCTTGTCATTATTTCTTAAACAGAAAAAAATTAAATTTTCTGAATTTTCTAAAGCACTTGAAGACGATTTAACCTTATTGTATGAGGTGTTGTATTTAGGTGTACAAAATGGCTACAAAAGAGAAGCCATACCAAATCCATTTACTTTGGAAACATTTGCTGAACTTATTGACGATTATAATATGGTTAATAAATTTAGTGAATTGTTATCAGAAAGTATGGGAGGTGAAAAATCAAACGAAAAAAAATAAGTGACCCAAATACAAAAGTTTTAGAGGTAGATGATATAGAGAGGTTGTGTTTGGGTGATTTACAGATGACACCGGATGAAATGAATCAATTTGACTTTAGAGAATTATTAATAAAGATTAAAGGTCATTTTGATAACAAAGATTCGGAATACAAAAGAACCTGGGAACAAACCAGGTTTATGGCATATTGGAGTGTTATGCCTCATACGTCAAAAACTTCTAACCTTAAACCAACAGATTTAATTAAATTTGATTGGGACGGAAAAACAAAGAAGCGAGATTTGACTGTAAAAGACTACGACATGATGAAATTTATGGATGGTGTTATAAAAACTAAAAGTGTCGGAGAAAAAATAAAATAATGGCAGGAATACTTAGTATAAAAATCAGGGCTGATGCTACTCCATTTGAAAGGAGTTTAAAGACTATTGGCAGAAATATAACTGCTTTCTCCCAAAAGTCACTTGCGGTAGGGCGTGGTATCAGTCTTGGTTTTACTGCTCCATTAATGGCAATCGGGGCTACTGCCGTAAATGCTGCTGCTGATTTTGATAGTTTAGAAAGAGCATTGTCCGGCATAATGGGTGGTGCTAATGCGGCTGCTGGGGAAATGGTAAAGTTGAAAGAGGCAGCTAAATTACCTGGATTAGGATTTGAAGAAGCGGTTAGGGGATCTGTTAATTTACAAGCGGTGGGTTTAACTGCCGAAGAAGCTAGAAAAACATTAATAGGTTTTGGTACTGCTATTGCTGCAAGTGGTGGTGGTGCGGTAAATCTTGCCTCTGTTACAAAACAGTTAACTCAAATGATTAGTAAAAACAGAATCCTTCAAGAGGATTTTGGTATTTTACAAGAGAATGTTCCATTGATTGGTGACGCATTAGAAAAAGCATTTGGTACAAGAAATATAGAAAAGGTAAGGGCAACTGGCATTGCTGCTGAAGATTTTAATATGCGTTTGGTCGGTGCATTACAAACATTACCTGCGGTTATAGCGGCTACGGGTGGTTTGAGAAATAACCTAGATAATTTTAAAGATAGCCTTAAATTTGCACAGGTAGAGTTAGGTAAGGCTATTTTAAAAAATATAGATTTAGAGGGTGTATTACAATCAGTTACACAAACTATAGAGGATTTTCTTACTGTTTGGGGCGAAATGAGTGAAGGTACTCAAAAATTAATTGTAGCTTCTGCGAAATATGTAGCTATTGGTGGTGCATTGGCATGGATTATTGGTCAAATTGGTAGTGCGGTAGGCACATTAACGATGGCTTTTGGTGGTTTAATTAGGTTTATGGCAACTTATGATAAACTTACTGGAATAATAAAAATTACAACTGGTGGTTGGATTACTATTGTTTTAGCTGCGGCAGCCGCAATAGCTCTTTTTGCTTACAATATTTACCAGGCAAATAAACCTATTGATGATTTATCGGGGTATTTGTCAAGTTCTGCAAAAGCAATGCAGAAAGAAATGACACAATTACAATTTAATTTTAAATTAATTAACGACACAAATACTAGCAATTCATTAAGACTAAAATTAATTAATGAAATAAAAAATAAATACGGTCAATATCTTCCTGATTTAAAAACAGAACAAGACTACTTAAACAATATTACAAAAGTAATGACTGTTTTAAATACCGAATTGACTAAGAAATTTAATATAATGAGGCTACAGGGCGTGGCTGACAAACAATTAGAACGTTCTATTCAATTACTAGATAAAGAAAGAACATTAAATGAGGATTTACAAAAAATAAGAGAAAAAACTAGAAAACAAGAAAAGGGAGGTTTAAATGTTTTTAATGTCATAGGTGCCGTTGGAGGTTCGCGACAAATAGGAAAATTATATGATCAACTTGAAAAAGTAAAAAAAGAAAGTGTAATAATTGAAGAAGCATGGAAAAAAACAAGTAAAGAATTACAAGATTTAATAGGTGTAGTTCCTGTTTTAAATCAAGAATTATTTGGCGATACTGAAAGCGGAGGCGGCATTGGTAAGGTTAAAACTCAATTTGAATTATTAGAAGAAGAATTAAAAAAGACAGAAGATCAATATAAAAATGTTGTTTTGACGCAAGGTGCTTTGTCGGCTGATGCAATAAAATTAGAAGCAAGATATTATGAACTTTTAAATACATTGCAAGGCGTTAATAGGGAATGGGATAAAATAGAAAATAGAGAATTTGATATTAAACCATTACCACAAAGTAATGCTCCAAAAACAGAACAAGAAAATTTTAGTGAAGTATTTTCTCCGGACATTATAAAAAAAATACAATCCTCTACTGGTTATATTAATGACCAAAGTAAAGCAATGAGGGAATTAGGTAAATCTACAGGTGAAGTAGGTGAGATTGTACAAGCTACGCAAAACAATGCTTTCATAGATAATTTTACAAGAAAATACGATAAAGTTAGGAATGCTATTAAAGTAACTGTAGAGGATTTAAAAGAATTTAATGTTACTCTACAAAAATTAGTTGACGATACATTGGGTGACGTTGCATTTTCGCTTGGCGAACAACTTGGAAATGCTTTGTCAGGGGCTGGTTTTTCTATTAAAAGTATTTTAATGCCTGTTGCAGACGCATTAATACAATTTGGAAAGTTAGCAATACAAACTGGTTTTGCTGCTGAAAGTATTAAAGTAGCATTAAAAAGTTTAGGTGGTGTTGGTGCTATTGCTGCTGGTGTAGCGTTAGTAGCTTTAGGTACAATAGTTAAAAGTAAACTACAGGTGCCAAAACTTGCTAAAGGTGGTTTGGCATTTGGGCCCACAATGGCGGTAGTTGGAGATAACCGTGGTGCAAGTTATGATCCGGAAGTAATTGCTCCTTTGTCAAAATTAAAAGGAATGTTAGGCGGTACAGGATCTCCATACATTTTAACTACTAGAGTGGCAGGAAGTGATTTACTTGTAATCATGGAAAAAGCTAGAAATATTAATTCAAGAATCAGATAATGGCAGCAAGATATACATCAACATTTTATTCTGAAATAGGTCGCAAATATTATTTGGTTATAGATGACGCTAATTTTTCGGGTGTTTCAAGTACAGTTGATGTTGCTAATGCACAGATAACATGGCAATCAGACGTTGAAAATGGTTTAGAAAGATACGCACCAATTATAGCATCTAACTTTAAATTTACTATTTTAATAAACGACAATGTTAAAGAACAATTCCTTACAGACTTTTTAGTTAGTGCAGAAGGTAGATTTACAATTAGACTAACGGGATATGATACTGGTGACGCGCCTAACTTTTATTGGTATGGCTACATTTTGGCTGACCTTGTCGAATACGATGACGTTGCTTTATCTGTAGGGTATTTTTACGATATAAATGCAGTTGACGGTATTGGATGGTTGAAAGGTATAGATTATAAACCCGATGGTTACGATGTTTACCAAGGTGACGATACTATTATAAATCATGTAAATAATTGTTTACAAAAAATAACATATGTGCCATCTATTTACGGCACAAACGTTGGTGTCTTAGCATCAGCATTTAATTGGCATGAGGACAGTTGGACTTATTCATCGGGTATTGATCCGTTAATTAGAATGAGAGTTAATCATAAAGTTTTCTACACTATAGATACTAAAGACAATATCACTTATATGAAGTGTTATGATGTCTTAAAAAGGATGATGATACCATTAGGTATGCGTTTCTTTTTTAGTGACAGAAAATTTTTTATGGTTCAACCTAATAGTTATTTAAATCCAGCGGTAGTTATAAATATTTATTATTTAACCTCAATTTTATTACAACAAAGTAGTTTTGAAACATCCATTGTAAACGATAATAGTGACCCTAATACAAAATTAATAAGACTTGCATCGGGTAGGCGCGGTTATTATGGACATATAAAAGATTTGGATATAGAGTACGAACACATTGCAAGTGTAAATTTATTGGCTGGTAAAGTATTTAATAATTTAGCAACTGAATTTTACACATCAAAAGATTTAGATTATAATAACAATGAGGCAGTTGTAACCTTTACAAGCGTAATGAAATACCGTGATAGCCAAAGTGGTGTTTCGCCTATTGCTGAACATATTGTTGAAGGTGTATTTACAATTGAATTACGACCTATTATTGTACCTTTAATTGACTTTTTAACTGCTAATCGTCCACCAGAAATTAATACATGGACATTAGGGTCGGGTTGGTTTTTTTCGGATAATGATGGTGCTGCTTTAGGTTATGCAAAAGCTAATTCTGCCAATGGCAATTTAGTATACACTAATTTTACCCCAATAATAGGCAATACGTATTATGTAAGTTTTGGAGTTGAAGTAGATAGTGGTACTTTAAGAATAAGAATGGGTGGTGATTTTTTTAACATTAATGACACGGGCGAATATTACGAAAGAATAGTTTGTGTTTCTACAGAACAACTTACTTTTGATCCGGTAGGTTTACTTGGTACATGGTCTGGTAAAATAAATTATGTAAAAATAAACCATGTAAAATATTGGTTAAAAA